GCATGGCATCTGGATGGATACCAACCCCATGGATGACGACCATTGGTGGTTCCGTCTAGCGGAAAAGGAACGAATTACCGGCAAATTTGCGTGGAAGTTCTTTCACCAACCTGGCGGTATTGTGGAGGTTCCACATGAAACATTGCCGGACAATCCTGAGGCGAATGACCACATCTTTGCAGCAGGTCGTTGGTGGAAACTCAATGAGAAAGGCGAAAACCTCAAGAATCTTCCAGCAGGGTACTACCTTCAGCAGCTAGCGGGTAAGAATCTAGACTGGATTCGCTGTTATGCCGAAGGCCGGTACACCTATGTACAGGAAGGTAAACCTGTTTGGCCTGAATACGATGACATGATTATGTCGTCTGACGAGATCGTGCCAGACCCAAACCTGCCAATTCAGGTAGGACTCGACTTTGGTTTGACCCCTGCGGCTGTATTTGGGCAGCGTCATAGCTCAGGGCAGTGGCGGGTATTCCACGAAATCGTCACTTTCGACATGGGATTAGAAAGATTCGGTAACGAATTGATTTCTGAGCTACAAACCCGGTTTCCCAACTATGAAGTGCTGGTCTGGGGTGACCCTGCGGGTCAGCAACGAGATGCTATTTACGAAACCACAGCCTTTGAGTACCTGCGTACCCTAGGGCTACGGGCGCAACCTACGGCGACCAATGACTTTAAGGCTCGCCGTGAAGCCTCTGCTGCCCCAATGAACCGCCTCGTCATGGGAAAACCAGGACTGTTAGTACATAAATCGTGTAAATTGCTGAGGAAATCCCTTTCAGGCGGTTATCACTTCAAGCGAATTGCTGTCGGTGCAGGCCAAGAGCGGTTCAAGGACACGCCAAATAAGAATGAACACTCGCATGTGGGTGACGCATTTGGCTACCTTCTGGTAGGTGGTGGCGAATACCGGAATATGACCCGGAAAAACACCAGTTCCACCAACAAAACCTTTATAGCGCAGACCCTGACGACCTCTGAGTTCGATGTGTTTGCGGTATGAGAGCGTTAGACTTTAACCATCTCATCAAAGCCCCTCCGGGCATCATCTTCGTCCCCTTTCTCCCAGAACACACCCGTCACCTCAAGGTCGAGCAGAAGGATGTCACAGCCTTTGGCCCTAACGACATCACAGATATGTTGTCTTGGCAGGCCAGACAGGGTAGGGCCATTACCGTAATGAAGCATGGCAAACCCATCGGAATCTGGGGATCGGTCGATATTTGGGATGGCGTAGAGGAAGCGTGGTTTGTCACAGAAGAGTTGACTCGGCAATACGCCGTGTCGATGACCAAGGTTGCCAAACTGTTTTTATCCCTTAGATTTCAAGAGGCTAGCTTGCATCGTTTACAAATTACCGTAAGATGCGATGACAAGCGGGCTGAGAGATGGGCAAAATGTCTAGGCTTTCATACCGAAGGTGTTATGCAGAAGTATGGCCCTGACGGTGCTGACTTCTACATCATGTCCATTACGAAGGAGAATTGATATGGGCGGAGTCGTTAAAGCTGTAGTTGGAACAGACAAACCAGCACCAGCACCAGCACCAATTGAAGAGAAACCAACAGCTACGACAGCGCAGACCGATACTGCTTTGCAGCGTCAAGCTCAAGCCCGCGCTCGTCGTGGTGGTCGCGCTCTTTTGGGTGAGGACATTCTGTCTAGCAAAACGACACTTGGGAGCTAATCATGGGTGGATTATTCAGCAAGCCTGATACTTCTGCACAAGAACGCCAACTTGAGCTTCAGCGCAAGCAGATTGAAGCGCAGGAAAAGCGTCAGCAACAGCAAGCCGCAGACGAAGCCATGAAGATGCAGGCTTCTTTGCGAGCTAGAGGTCGAGCTGGTTCTCGTTCATTGCTGTCTGAAGAGCGTGAAAACTCTACGCTTGGAGTTGGCTAATGGAGAAGAAAGACAAGATTGCCAAGGTGATGAAAGAGTTTGCCAAAGGTAAGCTCAAGTCTTCTTCTGGCAAGAAAGTAACTAGCAAAGAACAAGCTGCTGCGATTGCTTACTCTGAGGCAGAGCGTAAGAAGAAATGACACGAATCGTAGTCAAACGAGAATCGCTTGGCATCAACACCAAGCATACTTCTCCGTCTTACTTAGATGGCGATAATGAGCAGGTTCTCGTAAGCGCAGATTACGCATTGCCAACAACGAGTTCATTGGGCGCAAACTTGATGGAAGGCAATAGCTATACGCTTGGCTATACCTATCCGTTTTCTGCCGGCCTTGCTAACAACGCAAATTTTGACATTGCTATTGCGTTTGGAGCAGGAATAGAACCTAAGCTCAGTGTTGAAGGGCTGTGCGTAGGTAACGCATTAGGTTATATGTATGAAGGCGCTACTGTCACTGGCGGAACTGCGCTTACACCAATTAACCTAAACCGCCAAAGCACCAATACAAGCAACTCTGCTGCCTTGCTTAATCCAACTGTATCTTCTACAGGTACATTATTGGGTACTTATATTTTGATTGGCGGCAGTAAAAAGAAGGCAAGTGGTGGCGATATTTTATCTGCTAATTTAATTCTAAAGCCGCTAACCACATATTTGTTGCGAATGACCAATGTAAGTGGATCAGCGCAAGCAGCACAAATTGACGTAACTTGGTACGAATAAGGAGCCTGTGATGGCGAAACCAATGAAACTCACTGTAGAGCAGCTTCTGAAACGCCATCAGCTCGCTCAGACCCGCAAAGAAAACTTCCGTGACTTGTACGAAGATGCGTATGAGTTTGCTCTGCCTCAGCGTAATCTGTATGACGGTTACTACGAAGGCAAGGTAGGCGGTCGCCGCAAGATGAACCGAGTCTTTGACTCTACGGCAATCAACTCTACTCAGCGTTTTGCGAACCGTATGCAATCCGGCATCTTCCCGCCGCAGCGTAAGTGGTGCAAGTTAGAGCCTGGTTCTGATGTGCCGAATGAGCGCAAGATTGAAGTACAGCAGGCATTGGACATCTACAACGAAAAGATGTTTGCCGTACTAAAGCAGTCTAACTTTGACATCGCTATCGGCGAGTTCTTGCTGGATCTGTCTGTAGGCACAGCCGTTATGCTGATTCAGCCTGGCGATGCGGTTAATCCAATCAATTTCATTCCTGTACCACAATATCTTGTGGCATTTGAAGAAGGTGCAAACGGTCAGGTGGACAATGTGTACCGCCGTATGCGTATCAAGGGTGAGTCTATCCAGCAGCAATGGCAGGATGCAGAAATCCCTGCTGACCTGAAGCGCAAGATTGACGACAAGCCCACAGAAGAAATTGAGCTGATTGAGGCTACAGTCTATGACTATGACCGTGGTGACTATTGCTACCATGTAATCCACAAGGAATCAAAATCTGAGCTGGTTTATCGCCGCAAAAAGACGAGTCCTTGGGTAGTCAGCCGCTTTATGAAAGTAGCTGGCGAAATCTACGGTCGTGGCCCTGTGATTAGCGCACTGCCAGACATCAAGACTCTGAATAAGACGCTTGAGTTGCTATTGAAAAATGCATCACTGGCAATCACAGGTGTTTACACCGCAGCCGATGATGGTGTTCTGAACCCACAAACTGTTCGCATTGTTCCGGGTGCAATCATCCCGGTAGCTCGTAATGGTGGCCCTCAAGGTGAATCCTTGCGTGCCTTGCCTCGGGCTGGTGACTTCAATGTATCCCAGATCATCATTAACGACCTGCGGATGAACATTAAGAAGACTCTGCTGGACGAATCTCTCCCGCCTGACAATATGTCAGCCCGTTCTGCGACTGAGGTTGTGGAACGCATGAAGGAGTTGGCCCAGAACCTAGGCTCTGCCTTTGGTCGCCTGATTAACGAAACCATGATCCCGATTGTCCAAAAGACCCTAGAGGTCATGGATCAATCTGGTCTGATTACTTTGCCTTTAGAAGTCAATGGTTTAGAAGTCAAAGTTAGTCCAACTTCTCCGCTTGCTATGGCGCAGAACATGGAAGAGATCAACTCCATCATGCAGTTCAGCCAGATTGCTCAGGCAATGGGGCCGGAAGGTATGCTGGCAATCAAGTCTGGCGAGCTGCTGGACTACATTGCTGACAAAATGGGAGTTCCTGCTGCTATCCGCACTACCCCGATGGAGCGTCAGCAGATGATGCAAGAGATGCAGCAAATGGCTGCAATGGC